TGCGAGATGATTCGTGGTCGCCCCGTCTTCAGAGGCGACCACGTTCTATAACCAAGAGGATTATTCTTCCTCTTCTTCCTCTTCGGATTCTTCTTCCGAATCATCGCTCTCATCTTCAGCTTCTTCTTCGAGTTCGACGAGTTCGCCGTCTTCGTTGATGTAGAGGACTGGAAGCTCGAGAGCTGCTGCCATCTTTTCTACTTCGGCAGCAAGGTCTTCAAAGTCTGCACCGACGGCGGAAACAACCGTGTCGTCCCAATCTTCGATATTGCCTTCGTCGTCATAATAGACTTCGAAGATGGTATAGAGTTCGTCTTCATTCCAAACAACGCGATAATTGCTTTCCATTTCAGCCACCTCAGGTTCTTGGGTAATCGTAACGGTCGTGATTTCGACCGACCAAGTTGCGTTAAACATTTGTCTATCCTTCTGTTGGAGACGGACAAAATATACCCCAAAACCTAATCTGCCGTATGACAATCACACGTCAATTTCCGGCTCATAACCCATATCCGGCTGGTTCCACCACCTCATATACTTGGCCGCTTCATGGGCGTCCTTGGCCGGATACCCTTCTGCGATCAACCATTCTCCGAGGCTTATTGGCTCCGGCTTAGGCAATGGTTTAGGAAACCCGTACTTCCATCCCGATGGGGGATCGACCCATGTTGTATAAGATATGGGCGGTGTCAGCCCAGATTGCTCTATGAAGATTTTGAGGCCGGAGACTTCCATCTCCAACCTTCTGATCGATTCTTTGTCCCGAAGTATTTCATCGGCGTAATCAGAATAGAATTTCGTCATCTATGTTCTCCCGATGACTACTCTGACTAGTCTGACTAGTTTTCTCTTCTTCGGTTTTAAACTGAAGAGCATAGAACGGACCCTTCGATCCCATCTTATGCCACCCAGCAACGCGCAGCTTGACACCACTGATGGTTGCCTCTCCGGTTATATCGGGGTGGCTGTCCAGTTTCTTGTACTTGTTCTTGGAAATAATCCCGCTGTTGTCGTATTTAGTCATTACCATCCTCTTTCTATGTCGCGGATCATGCGATCCTTGTGGTCGTAAGTCCCAATATCGGGGTCTTCGTAGTTAGAAAGCCTCGATCTCAAGTAGTCAATGTTCTCAGCTGCCGTCTCGAGCTTCTTTTTAAGCTCAAAAGTTGATGTTAATAAACGGGAATGTTCCCCGACAAGCTGCCCCAGTGCGTCCCAAAATCCTTTCTCCCAATACTCATTATAGATGTGGCCTTCTGGATAAGGGTTTTCCCTCAAAGATGTACCAATCTTAAAGGCAAAGACACCCTCGGCCTGAACCGTGTTTAAACTTTCTTGTAAATCAGTTTCCATCACTCACCCTCCTTTTTCATGGACGAAAGGATGCGTTCTATCTCCGCTTTTAACCTTTCGTTCTCCCTCCTGACTGGGCCAACCCACGCCAATGCGTTCTCGAGCTGCATCTCGAGCTTAGCTATTTGCTTCCTAAGCTCGATGATGTGGTCAATCGTTACACGATCAGCGTAACGGCTGTCGGACATTAGGCGTTTGGATTGGAATCCAGTCATTTCACTATCACCTCGATCTTGATGCCATAGAACAATTCTGCCGCCTTTTTCCTCAATCGGTATGCGGCGTCCTTGACTGTACCACTGGATTTCAACTCTTCGATTACACATTGGCCGTCCCTCATGTACTTAAAGTCAGCCGTGTAGGTGCAATAGGGCTTGTCATTGATTGACACGACAAATTGCGGCTGAAGCTCTAAATCGGATATTATTCCCGCTCGGGAATGTAGTTTTAGCTCGGCGTATCGATTCATCTCTTTTTTAGATGCAAAGACAATACCGTCCAAAGTCCGCTCTTGGACCGGAGACACCTTATATCTATTTTTATTTTTTTCCATTGACAAGCCCCCTTGCAAAAAATTTTTTCCTGATCTATCTGTTTATTGTCGCGCTGTGCGACTGGGAGAAAATGACATGGCCACATCTATCTTTAATGACATAAACCATTTGACTATCATGTTTTCCTATTCGCCGGAGGCGGGTAAGACCATTATGAATATCCTAATCGATACCAATCCCCGTGTTCCGGGACAAGCCGTCATGCACGAGGAAGTAGCCCTCATGTATCGCGGGATGCCATCCGACCTGCGTAAAATGTTGAAGGCAGAATTGGCCCACTTTATGGATGGTGAAGATGAATGAGATTATTCAAGGCCACGAGCTGGGTATTATCGTCGCCCTTATGTGGATCATCGCGCTGTTGTCGCTGTTCCATATTGTTGCTTTCTTTAAGTTTCTCCTGAAAGGGGCGGTGCGGCGCCTTGCTGGAGAAAGCAAATACCCCAACCAATACGAAGACCCTAACCACTTTGGGAGCCACTAATGAATGACGTATTGACCGATCTTGGTCTGACAACAGACCAGAAAGAGTTCCGCAAAAGGATTATTGGCGGATCAGATGCCAATATCCTTATGTCTGGAAACGATGAACGCATCCTACAGCTCTGGAAAGAGAAACGGGGTGAGGCTGAAGGTGAAGATCTATCTGATGTTCTACAAGTTCAGCTCGGCAGCTGGACGGAAGCGTTTAACCGCTCTTGGTTCACCAAGAAAACAAAGCGCACCGTCACCAACGCAGGGGACCAGATGATTTGTCTGGACTACCCATTCATGGGCTGCACCCTCGATGGCCTGACCGACAACAAGACAGTCCTTTGGGAAGCCAAGCACGTCTCGGCCTTCGCCAAGGACGAGGAAGTTCTGGAGAAATACATTCCCCAGTTAACCCACAACATGATCGTCTGCGGTCTGGCAGCGGCCACGCTCTCGGTAATCTTTGGCAACCATCGGTTCCAAACCTTTGATATCATGTTGGATGATGACTACGCCGCTGAGCTGATTGAGATCGAACAACGGTTTTGGGATTGTGTGCAGAACAATATCCAGCCCGTCATCGTCGCCCAGAAATACACTGGCCCTATCGATCGGAAGGTAGATATGACTGGCAACAACGAATGGGCAAGCGCTGTTGGCGATTACCTAGCAAACCAAAAAGCTGCCAAGGTTTTTGAAGAGGCAAAGTCTGATTTGAAAGAATTGGTTCCCGTCGATGCTGTCGAGGCATTTGGCCACGGAATTACCGCTAAACGATCCAAGACTGGATCACTAACCATTAAGGAGTCAAAATGAGAACGTCTGATAACATTGATGCCATCTCAGCTGCGCTTGCCAAGGTGCAAGGCGAAGTTGCCAACCCAGTATTCAACAAGACCAACCCGCACTTCAAATCATCTTACGCAGATTTGGCGTCGGTTCTCAATGCCGTTCGCCCTGCGCTGTCCAAGTATGGCATTGCAATTATGCAGATGACCAATTTGGAGGAGGCGGGTGTCGTTCTATATACGCGCCTGACACATTCCAGTGGGCAATGGATCGAATCGGTTTACCCAGTCACGACATCGAGCAAGCACCAAGAGATCGCTTCTTCTTTGACCTACGCCAAGCGACTAAGTTTGTCGGCGATTGTCGGAGTTGCTGGTGAGGATGATGACGATGGCAATGCGGCCAACACAGTCCCTGCAAAGGCTGCGAACGTAACCACGATTGCCAAGAAGTCTGAAGTCAAAGCCACCCTCATCGGGGAAGAGGCTCAGAAGGCCATCGAGGAGATGTCGGAAGCTCTCAACTCATGTGCGTCAAAGACTGATTTACAGGGATGGGCAACCAAGTATTCCGCCGTCAAGAACCGCCTATCTGCTGAAGATCAGATGACGGTGACGAAGGCGTTCCAGTCTGCCCAAGAGCGCTTAAGAGCTTCTTAATGTCTGTAGCAATCCATGTCAGGCGTAGTGGGGACAAGCTCGTCCCCATTACCGAATGGGATCGGGAGCAGCTTCTGAATGTGCCGGAAGGCAAAGACTTGTCCATCAAGCTCTCCCGCACCCGCAGCGCCAGACAACACAGACTATTCTGGTCATTGATGCAGATCGTGGTGGACAACCATCCATACTATCTCAGGCCAGAGCAGCTGGTTGAATGGTTAAAGCTGCGCCTTGGGTACGTCGAGGAAATCATGTTCCATAATGGCGAGATGATGACAAAACTATCGTCGATCAGCTTTACATCGATGGGACAGATTGAGTTCCAAGAGTTCTTTAACAAGGCGCTTTACGTCATCGCAACTGAAGTCGCCTTGACTAGCGAGGAAAGTCTTATCGCTGAGCTGGAGCGCGTATTAGGGGAGAAGGCAGAGTCATGGTTAAAATAATAGAAAACCGCCCGTGGACGTTGGAGGAGCGGCAGCGGTGTGTTGAAATGGCTAATGCAGGGTTTTCTGGAAGCGAGATAGCAGCCAAGCTAGAACGCAAAAGAAACGCTGTCATCGGCTTGCTTCACCGGGCTGGTGTGCCTCTTCTCGGTCATCTGAGAAACAAAGATGTACCGAAAAAGGTACAGGTTCCAAAGCCAAGGGTCATCGTCAGGGCTAAGACGCCTAAGCCTAAAGTCGTAGCACCTTACGTCCCAGAGCCTGAGCAGCCGCTGCCGGACATAAAACCCATCGTTCGGAGTGAGTACGGCCCGACATCTTTTACCGATGGAAGGTACGACCAATGCCAATGGGTCAGCCATGTAGCTACAAATGACAGGCCAGCCATCATCTGCGGCCAAGCTGTCAAGAAGGTTGGGTGCCGTTGGTGCGCTGAGCATTACGACATCGTTTACATTCCACGGTCGGCTCACAAGCGGGTCATTGGTGCAATGGAATACGGGTGGAAAGGACCGTCAGCAAGGAAATGATTAAAGTAGAAGACATGGGTACGACGAAGCGGGGCAATCTTTCGCAGCGGCGTAAGTTAGCAATCTGGGAGAGAGAACACGGAAAATGTATGGTTTGTGGGGTAAAATTAATGACTGGTGGGTTCATCTACGAACACGTCAGGGCGCTGGAGCTGGGGGGAACAGACACGGACGACAATATCCGGCTTACTTGCAAGCCGTGCGCAACCTCCAAGACGAAGATAGATCACCAAACAGCAGGGAAGGCGAAAAGAAAGAAAGCAAGCTACTTGGGGCTGAAGGAGTCCCGTACACCATTGCCATTAGGCAAGAACTCAAAATGGAAGAAGAAACTCAATGGACAGGTCGTCCTGAGAAACAGTGGAGAATGACAATGAATAAAGGCCAAATGCAGACAGCTCTTACCAAGGTATCCGATACGTTCGCTAAGCTCGATGAGTACAACTTCAAAGACTTGCTGGGCAATACGGCTGTGTTCGCCAACATGAAGCTGGAGAACCCAGTGGATGAATGGAGCCTTGCAATCATCATGTCGGCTTTCGCAGATGCGAAGACCAGCATTATGCCTGAAAGGGTCGAAGCCTATCGGGAGTCCATCATGTGGACGGCCATCGCTGCTGACCTGAAGGAAGAGAAACGCAATCAGCTGCCTCGCATCAACACGGCAATCGAGGCTGCACTGAGCAATTATAATCCCGCACTAAACACACCACCATTTACGGAACAAAACTAATGAGCAAGCTAAAGATTGGAGAAGTGATCTCCACCATATCCGGCGATGAATCGTACTCGGTAATGATCGATTGGATGCGTTTAAAGCATCGGTACGGTGACAACTGGTTCCTTTCGACCGACTCAGAGCTTTTGGACATCTTGAAGTGCAGAAGCAAGGCCAACGTCTCAGCCAAGCTGCAAAAACTTCATCTCATGGGATGGGCAAGCAGAAGCCTACCCAGTGATAAGCGGGAAGGCTCCGGCAGTGTGCCGTACAAGTACAACGTAGGTAAGTAAGGAATGACCCCCAGATTAACGTCTGGGGGTTTTCTCTACGAGGCTGGACAGTGGGCCTCGAGCTGGCGTCGGTTGAAGTGCAGACATATCCCGACCAGCATTGACCATCACATCATTCATTTGCTTATCGAGGCGGTCCATCTGCTGCTGCCTCATCAACGGCGGCGAAGAAGAAAAAGAAATAAGTTGTAGATTTTTTTTTTATTTTTAGTCTTCTTTCGTACAGAATTAGTTTGAAGAAATTATTTGTCGTTAAAATTAAATATGAAAGGGGTTCAAACTATCACTGCTATCTTAAAATTTGCTATG